TTAATTCATTTAAGTTTATATCAATATTTATAGTTTCATTAGAGGATTGATTCGTAGTAAATACATTGTTTGGAGTTATATTAATACCAGTTCCAGCCCCTAAAGTTATAGAAGCATTATTAGCGGCGGCGTGTGAAGTATAGCCGTTAGGGTTACTTGCAGGGTAATAATAAGAACCGTGTTGTCCGTCAAGTAGATCAGCATTTAACCCTGAACCTATACCGTCGTTACCTGCATGCCAAACTTTATATTTAACAGCACCCATAGACCAGCCACCAACTGCCAAATCATTTGAAGCTCCATCTAGCCCGAAGTAAAGAGCATAGTCTCCGCCAACATGAAAAGCCATAAAAGCATCTTCTCCCGCCTGGTCTTGAAAAACCTCTAGAGAGGCTTGTGTGCCCGAAGCGGAATCTAAAACATTCTGTGACTGAAATCTAATTCCAGCGGTAGTGTTTGTAGCATTGGAACGAACATATCTACCGTCTGACTCTGTTTCTGTGTAGTATCGAGTATCATGAGTGTGAGAATCATTCGCAACAACAATTGCATTGTAGGCTCCGGAAACATCTCCACCGAAGTTAGTAGTAGTTCTTAAAACGGTGGAGTCTACCGTAATATTATCAGCATTTGCTGTAATACCAGAACCACCTATAACATTAAGTGTTGGAGTACCTGAAGTACCTCCGCCTGTCAAACCTGTACCGGCTGTAACGCCGTCAATATCTCCAGTTGCTCCAGTAACTACAGCGGTAACTCTACCATAAGCATCAACAGTAATAGTATCAATTTTAGTCGCGTTGGCTGTAGAGCCATAAGTACCTGCTCCTACTCCTGCAGCAGCAAGACCTACAGTATCGGCAGCTACAGAAATACCGGTACCAGCTCCTACATTAAGGGTTGGAGTACCTGACGTACCTCCACCAGTTAAACCTGCACCGGCTGTAACACCGTCAATGTCTCCAGTTCCTCCAGTAGCTACAGCGGTAACTCTACCATAGGCATCAACAGTAATAGTATCAATTTTAGTTGCGTTGGCTGTAGAGCCATAAGTACCTGCTCCTACTCCTGCAGTGGCAAGACCTACAGTATTAGCCGCTACAGAAATACCTGTACCGGCTCCTACATTAAGGGTTCCTACCGACTTAGTTAATCCATTACCTGCTCCGATTGCTGCCTGTGCACGAGCATCAGTATAATACATAGTTTTAGAAGTTACGGTTGCGCTAGGGTCTTCTACTAAGTCAGCGGTAGAAAGTCCACTTAAACTATCGGCATCCACACCCGTCATATTCGAACCATCGCCGTAGAAAGTTCCATAAAACCCTGTAGCCTCTAGTCTGGAAGTTCCAACTGACCAACCAGCAGCCAAATCTCCAGTAATACCTACTCCACTTTCCTTATACTGGAATAGTACATTAGATTGAGTTCCTCTCTCAACTTCTATACCGGCACTTTCTGTAGGGCTGCTTCCAGTAAAATTACTATTAAGAAGTATAATATTATCTGCGATATTTACTGTTTCGGTATTAATTGTAGTAGTGGTACCTGATATAGTAAGGTCACCTTGGATTACAATGTTATTACTAAAAGTTTTGGCTCCACCAATAGTTTGGGTTCCAGAAGTTCTTACCACAGTGGAGTCTACCGTAATATTATCAGCATTTGCTGTAATACCAGAACCACCTATAACATTAAGTGTTGGAGTTCCGGACGTTCCTCCACCTGTTAAACCTGTACCGGCTGTAACGCCATTGATATCTCCAGTTGATCCAGTAGCTACAGCGGTAACTCTACCATAAGCATCAACAGTAATGGTATCAATCTTAGTTGAGTCGGTTGTAGAACCATAAGTACCTGCTCCTACTCCTGCAGCCGCAAGACCTACAGTATCAGCAGCTACAGAAATACCGGTACCAGCTCCTACATTAAGGGTTGGAGTACCTGACGTACCTCCACCAGTTAAACCTGCACCGGCTGTAACGCCGTCAATGTCTCCAGTTCCTCCAGTAGCTACAGCGGTAACTCTACCATAGGCATCAACAGTAATAGTATCAATTTTAGTTGAGTTGTCTATAGAACCATAAGTACCTGCTCCTACTCCTGCAGCCGCAAGACCTACAGTATCAGCAGCTACAGAAATACCGGTACCAGCTCCTACATTAAGAGTTCCTCCTGATTTAGTTAGACCACTTCCTCCCGTAATAGCTGCCTGTGCACGAGCATTTGTAAACCAAAGATTTGTAGGAGAGCCATCTTCCGCTATGTCATCAGTTACAAGAGTTATAGAACTTCCAAGAGCTACAGTATTTGAGTTAACAGTAAGAGAACTGTTTGTCAGGGCAATATTGCCTGTAGAGGAGGTATAGGTAATACCCGTTCCTCCCGAAAAAAGTCCTCTAATACTAGAGTCTGAAAGTCCGTCTATTGTAGCTACAAAATCGGGGCTTGTTCCCGCAACAGATAAACTAAGATTTGTTCCGAAATTTAAAGTTGGAACATTTGCTCCTTCTTGGGTTCCTGAGTCTTGAATAAAGGGTATTCCTGAAGCGGCATTAACAATAGAGTCTTCATCAATAGTTACCCCTGAAAGAACAAGATCTGCACCATCCCACAATATATGTTGGGAAGCGTTACCAAAAACAAAACGACCGTTATCTAAGTCAATATGCGCCCCCGCTTCACTGCCTGAAGGCGCGGAATTAGCGTCAGGAATTGCATTTGCTCCCGTATTTTTCATTGTTCCAGCTGTTATATTACCTAAATTCGCTGTAAAAGCGGACAATTCAACGACAGTAATGTCAGCCGCTGTAATAGTATTAGAGTCTAAAATATTAGAAACAATGGAATTAGAAGTAATCATTGATGAAGTAATACTATTTGCAGCAATTTGACTAGCAGTAATCTGGTTTGCAGCTATTTGAGTGGCAGTAATCTGATTTGCAGCAATTAGATCTGCAGTAATCTGGTTTGCAGCAATTTGATCTGCAGTAATTGAATTAGCGGCTAACTTATCCGTAGTAATTGCATTTGCAGCAATTTGATCTGCTAGAATTAGTTGAACATCTAACAGTGCTGAAACTACACTAGCTGCTGAAACGTGTTTGGCTATAATAGTATTTGAGGCAATTAAGTTAGTATTTATCTGGTTTGCAGCAATTAGGTCTGCAGTAATCTGGTTTGCAGCAATTTGATTAGCAGTAATCTGGTTTGCAGCAATTAGGTCTGCAGTAATCTGATTCGCCGCTATCTTGTCTGTACTTATGGTTTCTGCGATTAATAAAGAGCCATCTACTATTTCATTTTGCTGGGTCCAAGTTCCGGAACCTGAATAAACCCATACTGCTTGTGCTGTAGGAGAAGCTTCTGTACCTAGGAAAAACCAAGCTTGATCTTTATAAACTGCGGCTCCTGGACTATTTGCCCAGGCTTGCCAAGCCGCTTCAGCCAGAGAAGAAGTAGAAGGTAAAGTAGATACTGGAACATTCCAACGACCAGCACCTCGTTTCCCACGAATAGCTTTTGTAAATGTCTGTTGTTTTGTGAAAGTTACTAAGCCTTCTACACTAATTAAAAACTCAATAGAAGCTTCGTCTTGAGTATCTGACATAGTGCTAGCTTCGGCTACAGTAGCAGTAGTCCCAGAATGTGTTATAGCACCAGCTACAATATTAGTTACGGCGTTTACAGTAACACTGAATTCTCCTGGACCAGGAGTTCCTGAAGTAGCGGAAAGAAGGGTGGAGCCTTTACTAACTTTAACAACAGTTCCAGTATTAGTGTAACCATCAACAGGAAACTCAATAGGACTAACCGTTTCGTCAATTCCAGCAGCAAGACTTACAGCTTCATTTGTAAAGTTTACTACGTAACCATCATCTCCTTTAGTTTGTACATAGATATCCGCTGAGTAAACACTACCCGACCTACTTATTTCCGCGAGAATAACGTCTTTTGATATATCGGGCACAAAAGTTTGTTTAAAACCATAAACCCCGTTTTGGAAACGTAGAAAAGGAAACTTTACTACAATAATCGTATCGCTTTCAACCGCTACAATTTCTCTATATTCAGAAGAGGCTACTTCTGTACCAGCAGCAGATTCGGAAGAAACTTTAATAAAATCACCTACAGAGAAATCCGTTGTGAAAGAAGTTCCTGATCCTGTGATTCTATCACTACCTAAAGCAGTAGTTACTGTTCCAGAAATAGCAGTAAGCCCATTATTAGAAGTACCCAGCTCTTTTACATAAGTAGTTCTAGTAATGTTTGAGTTAGGGTCTTGCGCTGTATTATCAATATGTAGTTGAATTGCTTTCCAAGGATCTCCACCACTTTCCGCCGAAGAAGCATCGTATAATAAGTACGCAATTTGTCCGTCTGCTAAAGAGACAAAACTCTGCTGATTAAATAAAGGACTACCAGCAGTAGAAAAGTAGTCGATACCTGAAGGAGGAGAATAGCTATAAATAGCATTTTCTAACACAACTAAGCCAGTAGAGGAATTGAAAGAAAGTGGGGATGTAATAAATCCACCCTTTGATAGCCTGCTTAATCTACTTACTTGTGGAGGAGTTGTGAAAAGTGTTCTAAAAACTCTATTAGCCAAGGAATATGTAGATGGGTTAGAATCGCTAACAGTTTGTATAGATATAATGTAAGTTCCAGCACTAACATTTGGTACCTCTAAAGAAGTAGAATTTGCGGAAACAAATACTGATTCTAATTTCCTCTTATTACCAGAACCCAAACTATGTTTAACTAGATAACCTTTTAAAAATCTATAAGGACGAGTACTAACAACACCATTGGAATCTGTTTGAGATTCTACTGCTGGTGTCCAAGAAATTACTGCTTGTGTAGCCGTTCCTGAACCTTCTTCTGCTGCTGAGCCGACGTTAATTAGTTCCGCAGAAATATTCTGTACCATAGGAGGAGGATTATTTCTTCCTGCTTCTGATACATAAGAAGTAGTATATACGGGAGAATCTATGTCTATCTCATCAAACTTTTCTCTATAATATTGAGTAGCTGCTATACTATATTTGTACCCATTTTCTTCTGTAATTCCTGCAATTCTAAATTCTTTAATTTCAGGAGTATTTACATCATCTTTTCTACTAATTGCCCATATAGTATCTTTGGGTGGAGGGGTTGAGAATGCCCCAGAGATAGTAATAGTTTGTGCTGTAGTAGTAGTATTAGTAATTTCTTTTACTTCTACTCTTGAGTTTTTGTTATACTGTACGATTACAGGATTCCCAGAGTCATCTAATAAATTTATTCCTGCTTCTTCCGATATTAAAGGGTTGGCATCCTTATCTTCTAAAATTACCTCTCCTCTATTATACGTTTGTTCATTTATTACTGCGGACTCTTGCTGTAAGAAAAAGGAAGGCTCTGTGAAAATTATATATAAGTTGCAGTCAGTGCCTACAGTGCCACTACCTGGGAAATCTACAAGCCTGTCTAGGTTAATAGAGGAAGTTGTGGAGCCTGTTGAAAGCCTTCCACTAGATTCGATATCTACTGAGTGTCTATCTTGTACATTAATAATATCTCCTGGGCGTAAGAAAGAAGCATTGATAGACGTTGTAAAAGAAACTATCTCCGTCTCTTTTGTATCAGTAGCTAAGTGCCAGGCGCCTAATCTTTTTGCCTGCCCTTCAGAAGTACACCCAAAAGCAACTACATCCTTTGATATAATTCTTCCTTGACTAATCATATTAGCCGTATCATCTATAGTAATAACTGTTTGAGCATAGAACTGCTCTGGGTCGTTCCAAGAAACATTGACTTGATTAATTCTTGCTCGTTGACCTGTATAGGTATAATCGAACATACCGTTTTCAACGTTACCTTGGGTAAACGTATAGACAGGATCTTTTGGCTTATCTTGAATAGCTACTATCTTACCATCAATCCAGAACATCATTGATCTGAAGGTACTTGCTAAATCTTTTAATACTTTATATGACTCTTCTTGAGAGTTTAAATAAACATTACACGCGAATCTAGGCTCTGTTCCTCCTTTCCCATCAGGTACTATTTCATCGCAGTATCTTGCTATTTGATAAAGATTATATATATCTATATCTGTTTCTTCAATAAAGTCTCCAAGCCCATATTCTTTATTTGTGAGAATATCATAAAAAATCCAAGCTGGATTATTAGTGTAAGCTAAAGAACTTCTAAACCCACCCGTCCAAGGCTGGTAAGTACTTTCTTTAATTCCTGTAGAAGTATTTCGAGTATAAAGAGCTTCACTACTATTTAACTCTTCTCTCGTAAAATAATTATCAGGAATTTTGATCTTCTTTCCGCGCAAGTGAAAAGCACGGCTGGGTGGATTAGAAAAATCTTCCGCAGCAAATCCAGACACAGCATATGCAGTTCTAGGGTAAGAAAACTTATCTGAAATAGTTGCTTCTACTGTTTTAAGTCTAGCATTAGATATAAAACTATTATTATTATAAGTATAATCCCCTACATTATCGGGAGTTAGTCTTCTTACTACTAATCGCCAGTCATATAAAGGCTGTAAGTTTGTGAGAGATATTTTAAAATCTCTTACAAAGCCCGTATTTTGTCCCTTCTTGGATACAAGTGCGGAACTAAGGCCATTTACAGAAGATCCTTTAAGACCTGATCTTCTGTAGGTTGGTTTATCAGATCTTTCGTAAAAATTTTTATATTGTGCGAATTTATCCACAAGGCTAGAGGTTTCCCCATCTCCCGGCTTCCAACGATAAGCTCCTGATGAAGGATCTATCCCGTCGCTAAAATCAGCTCCTCCGTAATCATTTCCATGAATTAATGATTTAGTATAACTAGTTTGAGTAGAAGAAGTTTTATACTCTAAAATTATTTGAAATTCCGCATAAGCGTTGCGGCTTTCCCCATCCCTACCATTTAATTGTAGACCTGCAGGAAACTCTATTTGAACGATTAAATCGTCTATCTCTTCTTTAGAGTTCTGACCAAAAGAAAATTCTGTGGCAGTTACTGTAGTTTGGTTCGAAGTTCCTCCAGCTCCGTTCCACCAAGTTAGTTCTTCATTTTTCCCTAGAATATAAGAGACTCCAGGGATTCCGGAAACGGCTGTGAAAGGTAGTTGGTTGACACTACCTCTCTTGAGATAAGAAAAAGAATCGCTGTAAGTTAGAACATTAGTATCTGGTTGTTCATTATCCGTTATTGCATAAGACATAATGGCGTAAGCATCAGTAACATTAGTCTCTACGGAGGCATCTAAAGTGGCTGTATTTCCATCTATTATAGCCGTAAGTAAACCGACTTCATCGATAGATATTGCTGTTCCCGAAGAAACCGTAGTTCTTATCGTAGGAAATAGGGTTGCTGTAGTACCTTCAAAACCTTGTACTACCCCTAAGTAATCTTTACCGTCAATACCAGCACCAGGTATTCTGACAGCGTATTTAACAATATCTGATAAATTAGTGTTAGGCCCTCTTTTAGTCGCGTCTTTTTCTAAAAAACTTTTAGTGTGTTTATCTTCAAAGAAATTACTGGCAGATACTGTTACCTGATTTACGCCTCTTTCAATCTGCGAGGTTAATGTGCTTGAACGGCCGGCACCCTTTATTTGAACATACCTAGGTCCAGAGGCTAAAGTTACATCATCGAACATTCCATTCGCATTTGTTATAGACGTACCTGAAACTGTTATTACAGAAGGTCTGGAGCTGACAGAGTAAAAACTATCTCCACCAGTTAAAGCTACTCCATTAAAGTATACGGAGGCCAAACCATTTACTAGGCCTTCTATCTCTCCTTCAGCAATTAAATCTGTAATTGCACCATATTGATTTTCTGCGTCTCTTGCCATATCTATTCCTTATTATGATGCTGCTGCTAATATTTCGTCAATATCTGATAAATTTATAAACTCATTTAATGATTCATTATATAAAAGTAAATCCCCGTTTTGACCCGTCTTAGTGTACACTCCCATGCCGAGGTCTGTTACTCCTGACGAGGCTATAAATCTAGAATTAGAGTAATAAGCACTAATAGGCATTCCACCTACTATCAATTCTCCATATAGAATTGGTACGGGTAATCCTTGCCTACCATTATTGCTAGGACCACTAAAGAGATAACTATCATTTTTATCGGGCTCAGTTTCAGGTCCTGGAGCGAGAAGTTGGGTAATACCTGTTAAAGCTAAATTAGTTGCTACAGAAACAGCAGCAAGGCCAAAAGCATTTAATCCTCCCGCTCCCGCAACTTGAACAGTTCCGCCTGCTAAAGGCATAGAAGCAGAGTTGAATAGTAAAGCCTGGCCCCCTGGCGTAAACATAAGAGCTACAATAGCTATAGCAGCCAATATTTTTGCCCCACCACTTTTAGAACCTGAAGGCACTTCTGTGATAATAATATCTTCCTCGTTTAAAGAAAGAAGAAGCTCTTCTGGATTTTCTAAAAATTCAGAACCTCTTTGTATCTCAAAACCTACGTCAGCTTCTACTGCATCAGTTAAGTATTTTCTAAACCCAGGAGTTTGGCACTCTATGAGTTTAAAGATACTTGCTATATCCTTACACTCCGTTGTCCATTTTTCTCCGAACTGAGATAGACCCCCATTTAAATAAACTGTTTGCATCTTACGTATCTCACTATATGCTGACCCCAACCGGAGTGTATGGATTCTCTACATGAAAGCCTATTTACTGCATGGTGAAGAAATAAATCTTCCCCTAAATAAACCCCGCAATGATTTGGGACATTACAAAACACGCTAAAAATAATTCCATCGTGCTCCTGCGGTTTTTCTACTTCTACAAATCCAAAGTTCTGGAATAAGTCATCAAAGTAGTTTAATCCTTTATCCCACCAATCATCTTCAAATAGTATTGTTGGTAGTGTTAAATCTAATTCTTGTTTATAATAATCTCTTACTAGAGAATAGCAATCGCTCTGTCCAAACTCATAATCTCTACCAAGTAATTTGTTTCTTATATTTTTTGGTGTATACTCATATTTTTCCATGCTAGGTAAAGAGTAAATAATATATGGTATACCTAAAAAGTCACTCGTCTTTATATCGCTTTCGCTAGGCTCGCAGCTTATATCCGGATGGCTATGTACTATTGCATGTATATCACCAAGTAAACTTGCTCTTATATAATCTTTTGCGGATATTACAAAGTCTTCTTCTGGCTTTATTGCAGTGTTTTCACACGACATCCATACTATTTTGCCTCGTTTATTTATTAGTATCCCACAACCTTCTTCTGGATAAACACTAATTAGATGCTCTAATATTTCTTTATCTTTGTTTAGCACCCGGAAATCCTCCAAAAGGTAAATTAGTGGGTACTCTGTCAACTGCTATGCCGTTAGTAATAGTTGCGTGTTTTTTTGCTTGAAATCTAGAAGCGCAGGAGGTTACAGTTTTTCCGCATTTATCGCCTGCAGTCCAGTAGGCTCCTTCAATAAAAGAATGAGTACCTACTACCGCATATTTTTTAGCTCTCCAGAGTATTCCTTGGGAGGATAAAACGTAAGTATTATGCCTTGATTCTTTATACGTATATGCTATCAAGCCAGAAGTCTCCGTAGTATATACACGTACACTTCTCCAGTAAAAAGAATCATAGTCTGAAGGTAGTACTGGAGAAGAAGCTTGATCTCTAAGTGCTTGCCAGTACCTAGGAGCTGAGAATGACGTAGTACTTCCATCTGAATTAATTCTAGTAATATTTTCTACCGTCTGATAATAATTCCCCTTAGCTACGCTAGATCCTATATTAGAAAAAGTAATCGTATTTGGTAATATATATTCGTCAAATTCATTAAGATATACAGCTTCTCCTGCTGGTACTATTCCTCCACCTAGAGTTTCTGAGGTCCATTTACATCCCCCCCTAGGAAACGTTCCAGCAGGAGGATTCAATCCTTTATACTTCCAAGGACAGGCTCCTCCAATTATAACTCTTCTAGGAAGAGATATTCCTGCAAGGTCAAAAGGTGCTGCCAGCTCAAAAGTTGCTGAGATAATGCTTTTGGCTTTTAACCTATCAATAATATAAACTATTTTAGGAAACTCTACTGGAGGATTGCCCGCTCCGGAATCGTTAGACTCTCCCACTAAATATTTTTTAAGAGTAGTTCTTCTAGTAAGTCTTTTTCCTATAAGGTCTTGAAAGTCTAAGCCTCCGATAGCATCTTTAAATACGCTTTCAATATTTGCTACTGTTATCTCGGGACGAGAATAAGCTCCGTCACTAGAGATATCGAATCCATCAGCTTCTAGAGGCAGTGCTACATAGGTTCGTACGGCGCCTGCAGAGTCTCGAAACTGTAGTTCTGTTAAGTCATCGTCTAAACCGGCGAAGAAGTATGCAAAACTACCTGAAGAATACTCTAGATCGTAGAGTACCACCAGTTCCGAACCAGGATCTTGTAGCTGTACTGTTTTTATAATATCACTCATGCTTCATAAACTCTTCTAAGTGTAGCGGTACAGGAACCAATATTTAAATTATAGTATACTTGATTATAATCTTCGCAGACTACCTTCACGGTTGTTTCATCTCCAACACCGTCTGGGTCAGGAATAGTGAAATCAAAGGAAGTAGTACCTCCTTTAGAATCTAGAAAGTCTACAATATCATCTATTTCTTGTGTAGGGCGATTATTGAAAGATAAATTGAAGTTTTGGTTAAGCGTATTTATACCCTCTTTTAATCTTTGTTCATATCCATCCCCAAAAGAAACTTTTAGTACTCTTGGTTTTGTTTTCTTCGAGAAATTTCTATCTGGAGTTACAAAGCCAGAGGCTCCTCCTACATTAATACCAATTGTCATTATGCTGCTCCATAAGGGCTAAGAATCCCGCCAGGACGTTTCTGACGTTGTAGCTCATCTTGTACGGCGCCAGCAATAAGTTTACCCATATTGGCCCCCATTTGCCCATTACTATTAGACTCTGATTGTGAGTTACCTTGCCCGTCCATAGACACATTTACAGTAACATTATTATTTTGTCCCATACCGGAGCCCATATTCACTGGAATAGCTTTGCCATCTGGAAGAGGTACTACGGCTTCGTTCATTTTACCTTCGCCTACAAGTCCAAGAGTGGGGCGTTTTACAATACCTCCATTGGCATATCCCGTAACTCCTCCAGGCATAATACCTCCAGCAGCGGCCCCGAAGATACCTGCAATAATATCTCCCACACTAGATCCCCCTCCACCAAGTACAGACATAAGCAGAGATGGTAGATTATTAAGAGAGAAAGCTCCTTTTGAAAGCTCTTTGGAAGACTCGAGAGAGGTACTCATAGCTTCTTCGGTTGTTTGTGCTTGTATTCTATTTAGGTTCTCGATACTTGCTACAGATGCCGAAACGTCAGATGACAATTCTTGTACTATTTCTTTTCCTTTATCTCTGGTATACTTTATCTCATCAGGCTTGCTCTTCACACCCATCCCACCTATAACGCTTCCGAGACTACCTTGGGCGGCTATAGAGTTAGGACCGTCTGCATTTACGCCCATTCCCCCGCCCATATCAAAGTTTACTACGTGAACGTAGACAGGATTATCCCGATCATTACCTCTATCAGAAGACTTTAAAGAAACAGAAGCTTTAGTCGCTTTATCTAAAACCTTTGTAGAATTCAATCCATCTATATTCTCTACTTTTTTAACAAGAGCCGTTTCTTCTTGTAACTTCGTAGTACCAAAAGTTCCAGAGTTAGGATCTTTCTCAAAAGCTGCAAAGTTACTTTGGGCTTGAGAAAAAGCCTCTATTATTTTCTGTTTAACATCCTCTCCGCCAGACTGAAAAGTTTCTAGCAATTTTCTATTTCGTTTCTCTTCTTCGGTTTCCTTTTTTCCAAATACACTACCCATAATACTGTCGGTTATTTGTCCAGCTAATTCTTTTGCTGCAGTTTTTGCCGCAGTTCTTGCACTTTTAAGTATAGCGTCTTTAAAACTAGTCTCGTCCCCTATTAATAGATCATAAATATTAGTTTCAAGACCAGTTTCTAGCCCATTTTTTAAAGCCATGCCCAGTTTATAGACCGATTCTTCTTGTTTTTTTCTTGTCTCTAATTGTTTTTCTAATAATTCTATTTGTGCTTGTTCTATGCTTAAAGTTTCAATCTGTCCTTCAGTTAATTTTTTGCCGCTGGCAGCTAGGTTGTCTAAAACTAGGCTAATGCTTTGTTTTTTTCTAAGTATATCGTCTTCTAAATTTAACTGAGTTTGCACTGATTTTTGCTGTATTAACTGTCTCTTACTTGAGTATAAAGATGCGGCTATAAATTGTTTTTCTCGAACAATCTTATCCATAGCAATACGCTGCTCTAATTCTAGTCTTCTTTCTAAAAGGTCATTTTGTATTAAGTTATTAAGTAGCCTTTTTCTTTCTTGAACCCCTATATTGAGCAGGAATTCTTCTCCTTTCTTTGTTAGCGCCACAAAATTTTGTTGACCTTTATTAATAGAAAATATGTTAGTTTCTATTGAGTCAAATTCATCTACCAAATTTTTTAAAGGACTGCTAGGCACTAAATCGTTAAGAGTTTTGGTCATTCTAGGGCCTAAATCCTCTAAAGATTTTTTATAGGAATCTACTTCACTTGTTAACTCGTCGAAATTAGTTCTAGCTCTTAGTAAATCTTTAATCTGTTTATCGCTTAACTCCGTACCTCTATCTAGAGTATTATTAACTAACTCTAGTTGTTCTCTGTATCTCTCTACCGAGTCTCCTTGCAACTCCGTAACAGTTATTGATTCCAGCCTTTGCTTTATGTATTCTTTCAGCGTGTCTATGTTTTTATTATCAGCAGCCCCAGTATCAAAATATTCTGACCCAAAGGCTTCATTTAAGGCTTTTTGCGCTTTATCGGCAGCAGCAGAGGCATTGGCCGTATTAGTCGCTAGAAATTTTAATTCTTCATTATAATTCTTTAAAAGATCTTTCTCGTCAGTAATAGACAGAGATTTTACTAACTGACCTACAGCTGATAAAGTTTTTAAGCTAACAGAATAGTTATCATCTAAATCTGAGCCTAGAGCTCTCTGAGTTTCGGCGAAACCTGTATATTCATCATTTAAACTCTCTACTCTCTCAAGAAGCTTTTTAACATTTTTCTCTACACTCCTAATACCTAAAAAAGAATTAATAAATCTCTTTACAGAGTCAGGAATAAACTCAAAAGCAAGAGTAAGAGCCCCTATAAAAGGTAAAAATCTTGAAATAGCAGCCCCAGTAAATTTTACTAGTTTAGAAGTCCATGATATAGCTGTAGAAGCAAAACTAACTGCCGCTAGTTTAATTCTTGCATAAGCTGAAACCCAAAAATTAGATACTTGTTTAGCTGCTACAGCAGATTTTCCCGCTAATATAGTTTGAGCAATTTCCATATCTTTAAAAGCATTAATAAACTTTCTTCTAACTTCTATAGTTTGCCCTGCGAATTTGCCCGTGCCTTCAGTAGCCTGTTTAATAGCTGTTTTTAAAGTTCTGCCTGCTATATTACCTTCGTTCTTTAGTTTTTGAAGACCAATAAAAGGAATCTTATATTTTTCTCCTAGCTTAACTGCCGATTTTCCTGCATCGTCTAATAATAATTTTGCTGTTTCAGTATCTCCTTTTAAAGCTCCTAATTCTATAGCGTCTACTTTTAAATTTCTCTGTAGTTCTTTTACTGAATCGCCTATACCATCCAATCCTTGTATTGCGCTTGTAGAAAATTCTGAAATTTGTGGTATTATTAAATTAAGAAATCCTTTTAATAAAGGAGCCGCTAGCATTAAGGAAGCAAAGGGGTTTATAGCAAGAAACCCAGCTAAAGGAGCTGCTAGAAAATTTATTCCTTTCTTTATTGTATTAACTAGATCATCGAAAGATTTTCCGAATTGATTAAATTGGTTAGCTTGAGGATCGGATATAGCTAAGATTTTTGAGTATTTTTCTTCTGTTTGAGTAAGTACATCATTGGCTACAGCCTGAGAGCGTTGAAAAGCATTTAAGTCATTAACATTTTTACCTATAGCATCGGCGTAAGTTTGGGTAGCGTCTTTGAGTCTTAAGATAATACCAAGTTCGTCCAACAATTCCGGTTCTGCTTTTGTAACACCTCTAACTAAACGATTAAAAGAATCAGTAACATCCCTTCCAAGAACTATAGAAACGTCTTTTGCAGCCTTTCCTAATCCTTCTAGTTGGGTTGCCGTTAGTCCTGCTGCAGTACCAATTGCTGCAGCTTGTGCGGCGTCAGTAAAAGTAACCTGAGCATCAGTAGCATCTATTATATTTTTCGTAAGACTTTTTAAAGCTATACCCGTAGAAGAAGTATATGCCTGCTGCCCTGTTTCTAGAGTTACTAAATTACCTGCATCTTTAAGGAATCGAAAAGCGGCGCCTACAGCAAATACCTGGGCGGCTAAAGCAGCGTAAGCGGGAACAATACCACCCGAAATTCCTTGAGCTTGTTTTGAAAAGTTTTTGCCTGCGCCGCTGCTGGCTTGTGCTACACCTTTTAATTGACGGTCGGCAGTCTGGGCAGATTTACCAGCTTTATCAAGACCCGCACCGAGCTTTTTAGCGCTCTTTTCAGTAAGGCGCATAGTGCCGTTGTCGTCTACAATAATACTTACTTTTACTTCTTTAGCCATTATCCTTGCACATTATGGGTGTACTGTTTTCCACCGCTTTTGGCTTTACGTTCTTCAGCCTTTCTCTTCTTTTCCATTTTTTCGTTCAATTGCTGAACTCTAAAATACTCGATTCTCGAAATAAAGAATACTACAGTCTTCTTATCTTCTATACCAAACAGGTTCAAGAAAAAATCTATGCTAGACCATTCTTTGCCCATGTAACTTCCGGACATACCTTCCCATCTATCAGGCATATAGTTAAAAATTAAAAAAGCATACTGAACGTCTTCAGGGAAAACGTCCATAGATACAGGCATTCTGGCAGGGTTTGGCTCTGTTCCAAGTTGCTCGCACATAGCCAAATATTTTTCAGTGGATAATTCACCCTCTTGAGAAATACTTTTTTCTACAAGTCGGATGCACTCTTCGACTTGTTTTTCGTAAAATTTTCAAGGTCACCTAAGGTATCTGATACCCAAGTGTCAAAAGAGCCGGAGTTCTTCATAAGAATCTCTGCCTCTTCTAAGGAGTACGGTAATTCTTGGTCTGCGTCCATGCCTTCAGTATCTACTAATAGAAGCTCTTCTAAATAAGATAACTTTAAACCTGTCCAGCCTTTAATTACAGCTTTTACATATTCAGTAAGAAACTTATCGTCATCGATAATTTCTTCTGCTTGGTGTGTTGAACGATTGAATTTCTTTGAGACACATTTCTTGCGGAGTGCAAGTAGCTCTTCTCGTGCTAGGTAACATAAATCAACAGAAAAACCATTCATGCCCGGAAAATCAATCGAAACGGTCATGGATGGCTTCATTAAACTTTTTAAAGAAATATCGCTCATAATATAAAAATCCTAATTTAATTAAAGAAGGGGGAGTAGAACTCCCCCGTAGATTTAATAATTATACTAAAGCGACTTCGAAAAGTCAAGATTTATTTTTTTCTATTACGCCGCCGTATAGACGATAGTTGCTTCATTTTGAGAGTCAATGTCTCCACCTGATGCTTGCCCATGAAACGCAATATCAAGAGTAAGCAAATCTTCTACGTTAACAACAGGAATCTCTAAGTGAGCTGTAGGTAAAGAGAATTTTAAGGCTGGTGCAGAAGCACCACCAATATTGATATCCAGGTCAAAAACATTTCGTACTGTATCCGTATCTGCTACTAAGTCTGCAAACAACTCTCCTGATTTACTATTAGTAATATCATTGTCTAAGTAACAAGTCAAATTTCCAGAAATTGAACGAGTTCCAGTAATATTACCTAAAGGCTTGTTTACTTGACCTAATTCTTCAGGAGTAAGATAAGAAATATTATTCTCGAAGTTAATAGAGCCTCCCGTCAGAACAATAGTATAAGCATCATCTGGGCTTACATCCGTTCTTGATAGAGTTACTGTAGAAATACGATTACGAATAAAGTTGGACGTCAATTCAATTCCTGTAGTAATATTTGGAGTTGCAAGAGTATCACCTTCATCAGAAAGTTCAGAACCAAACCCAGACCACTGAATAGTAGCAATTCCATCAATGTCAAAATCAATTGTAACTGAATTTACGGCAGCCTTTGTAATTTTATATACTTGGTTAGTTCCGCCAGTAGGTTTGAACATAAAGTAAATTTCATACCCTTCTCCCATAGAAGGAATGTCACTATTCGTAAGGTCAAAGGTATTAGTAGTCGTATCTAATGAATTAGCAGGACCAATAGAACCACTAAAAACCCCACTTGACGTAACAAACGAAGTAGCTCCGGTATACATAGCCCATAACGCTTCTTCTATACAACGTGCTTGCGATGGTGATTGCGTTGTGTCTAAAGTAGGACGAGCATAAGTACTAAAACTCCATTCTACTGGTGCTAAAGAATCGTTAAAAAGCAACCGTCCACGTCTTGAAGTTGCTCCTGACTCACTTACTGTAATTTCGGAAGCGTTAATTGCTTGTGAAAAGGAAAAACCATCAAGTACAGGTACTTCCCAAATATCACTGCCAAGTTTGATTGCGACTTGTACGTCTCTTGTAAATTGTAATGCCATTTTATTTCTCCAAAGAGATTACTCTCTTCCTAACCTTAGTATCGAACTTCGCAAACGATTTCGCCGACGCCTAAAGGTTCTAGTGCGCCTTCATCAGTATCTAAACTTACTATTGTAAGCTGATGTACTGATTGCGCTGTTCCGTCTTGATCTGTATAGGATAATGCTGAATTATCTTCTATTACTGTTTCTATGTCTTCAAAAAGTTTTTCTAAGCCTAATACGGCATCTTCTTGTTGAACATACACTCTCAATGTCAGAGTCATAAATCTATCTTTATAGCCACCACCCTGATACTGTCTAGTTTCTGCTCCTGCACTACAATGTACTGCAGGAAAATCTTGTACTTCGTCCCAGAACAATAGTTTTGGTTCTACGT